GCGCGGCGTCGATTATTCGAGTGCAAGCCGCGCAATCTGCGCTGGAAGTTTTGTCCGCCCGGGTCGAAGTACGGGAGCTCCGTTGCGATCTGGTGCCAACCGCCCGGAGCCACGATCTGCCCCGGGATGTACGTCACGCTCGGAGGGATCGAGAAGACGGCGTTTATGAGGCCGTGCAACGAATGGGGAGAATGTCAATGATGGATGTGAGAGAGATTGCAAAGCGCGCTGTTGACGGCGAAATCTTCAGTGGGCAAGAAGCCGTTGACTTGGCAGCTATAATGTTGGTGATGGGAAGTGTCGATCGCTGGCAATTCGGCGCGGCCATCGCGCTAGAATACCTCGATCGCGGCGATGTGGAGAGCGCACGCGCTGTGCTGGAGGATATGTTGGGTGATGCGGAGGTGAGTGATGACCAAGATTGACGTGCGCGAGTGCTCAGCGGGGCCGGAGTTGGACGCGGCTTGTGCTGAGATATATGCAGAGCTAATCGGATGGAAGCGCGACGAGCACCAGGCTGTTATCTACTACGATGCACCAGATGATTCAGGACGATCACTTAGAGTCAAGAGACCGGGCACTACCACCTTTGTTGGTCTGACGTGGTGGCAACCATCAACCAACATCAAGGCTGCCTGGGAGCTGGTAGAGGCGATGCTTCCCTTGCGAGGTGCGCCAGAGCCGGAAGTGGAGCCGTGGTGGACATTCACTGGCTACCTAGAAGGCAGACTGTTAGGTCCATCTGAACGAGTAGCATTACACATCTGCCGAGCCTTCCTCCTTGCCCACGGCGTTACCGAGATCGAAGCGGGTGCCCGCAATTCGACTTGACACCGCTGATGTTATGTGGTATACTCTTTGAGAGCGTGGTATGATTGTACACGACGGCGACCGCAAGTGTGAGATAAATGGGCGTGTTGCCGAAATGATCAGGTTCTTGCTTGACCGGTCGGATAAGATTGCGAGGACACCGACGATCAAAATTGAGCATAATTGTGCAGGTAGCAAGATCCAGTCCAGGCTGGTGACGTTCGACTCTGAAGCGAAGATAATGGACTCAATCAAATAATGTAAGGCCTCGCGGCCTCGACGTTAGCGATACAAAGCGCGTCGACCTTCTGAGAGCAGATGCTCTCTTGGGTCGGCGCGTTTTTGCGTATCTAGGCAAATGGAGGCACTGAGATGGGTGAACTTCTGACAGGCATTGCGGCTGCTGTTTTGGTCAGCTTTGCGATCGAGCGGCTTGTGGAGTACTTCATTGGCTATCCTCTCGAAAAACTGGCGCCCAACGTCGATCGCGAGTGGTTGCGCTATGCTGTCCTTGCGGGCGGCGGCGCGGCCTCGTGGTTCAGCGGCTGGGATGTGTTTACGGAGGTGGCCGCGCTCAATCCGCTGGTGGGACAGATTCTCACAGCCGGCATTGTCGGCGCGGGGCCAGAGATCATCCACCGCATTGTGAAAGAGCCGCAGATGCCGGTGAGGGAATAGTGTATGGGTTCAGTGCAGATACCTGCCTGGGCCGCCGTCATCGTGGCTATCCTGGGTGCAGTTGGAGGACTGTCTGGGATAGCCGCTCTGATAGATGCCCGGTCCAAGGCTAGCAGTAGCCGAGTTGATAGCTTATGTGAGATTATTGATAGACTTGAAGCCGAAGTTCGCAGGTTGGATGTAGAGGTCACCAAATGGAAGGCGAAATACTTTGAGTTGGTGAATTGGGTGCGGGACGTAGGGCTAGAGCCATTTGAGGATAATGAATGGAGCGGGTGAGGGAATGAAGCCGTTGCAAGGTGGCGACTAGGCCGTCGAAAACCGTCGAGAGGGTGATGTCACGTGGGCAGCAATGGCAATGGCAGCAATGGCCGATACACAGCGCAACAATTCATTGATGCAATTCCAGGCACGGGCGGCATTGTGTCTGAGATTGCCAAGAGGGTGGGTTGCCGCTGGCACACGGCCAAGAAGTACATTGACGAGTACGCCACTGTCAAAGAGGCGTGGGAAGCGGAGCGCAATCGCATTACCGATACCGCCGAGAGCAACATCATCAAGAAGATTGAGTCTGGCCACGTACCTCTATCCAAGTGGTGGTTGAAGGTGATGAAACGCGATGTGTTCGATCCGCCAGAGCGTCGAGAGCTCAGTGGACCAGGTGGCGAGCCGATGGAGGCTAAGACGACTATCGTCGTTCGGGAGTACGTGAGTGGCGAAAGTTCGTGATTGGCAGTTTGACCTACCTTTACAATCTGAAGAAGAGCTGAAGCTGTTTGTCGAAAAGGCTTGGGGTGTCACGATCCCTGACACGCAAGTCTGCGAGAATCACATGACGCCGTGGCGCGCTTTTGCCGATGCGTACTTCGCGCACGCTCCCATCACTGTGTGGAAGGCGAGCCGCGGTTTCGGCGGCAAGAGCTTCCTGTTGGCGCTGCTGGGGCTCACGGAGGCAGCGACACTCAAAGCCGATGTTAACATTCTCGGCGGCTCAGGTGAGCAGTCGGCCAACGTTCTGGAGTATGTGCAAGAGTTCTGGAATTACGAGAGCGCGCCGATGGACCTCTTGGCCGGCGACGTGAAGCGAGAAACGCGCCTGGAGTGGGGCAACACAATCAAGGCACTGATGGCCTCGCAGCGGAGTGTGAGAGGACCACATCGGCCGCGCCTCCGCCTAGACGAGGTAGACGAGATGAAACTGGCCATCTTCGACGCGGCGATGGGGCAGACGATGGCCGTGATTGGAGATGATGGCGAGATCGAGATTCCAGCACAGACGGTGGCCAGCAGCACACATCAGAACGCTGATGGCACGATGACAGAAGTGCTGAAACGAGCCAAGACAAAAGGCTGGCCAGTCTACGAGTGGTGCTACAAGGAAACCAGCGCAGAGCCCGACGGTTGGCTTTTGCGATCGGAGATTGAGCGGAAGCGATCGGAAGTCACGGCGGCGATGTGGCAGGTGGAGTACGATCTCCAGGAGCCGTCGCCAGAAAGCCGGGCGATCCAGCCAGAATCTGTGGCGGTGATGTTTGATGAAGAGCTTGGCGACTTCGAGGGGCGAAATGGACAGTATATTGAGATTGAGGAGCCGCAGGATGGGGCGCGGTATGCGACAGGGGCAGACTGGGCGCGCAAGAAGGATTGGACGGTGATTATCACGCTGCGGACAGATTGCACGCCGATGCGCGTTGTGGCTTTTGAGCGGCTAGGCCGGCGGCCGTGGCCAATGATGATTGGCCGATTTGCAGAGCGACACAAGCGGTACGGAGGAGCGGCGGCGCACGATGCAACCGGCCTTGGCGACGTGGTGGCAGGCATGATGGAAGGATTTGCCGAGGATGTGATTATGGCAGGGCGCGCGCGTGACGATTTGCTTTCTGAGTACATTGCGGCGATCGAGCGGGATGAGATCGTGGCGCCAATGATCGACTTTATGCACGGTGAGCATAAGTATGCCAGCGTCGATGATGTGTATGGCCGTGGACATTTGCCGGACAGCATTGCGGCTGGCGCTCTGGCCTATCGAGGGCGGGCGAAGGCTTCTATGGACGACATACCGCAGTCGAAGGAAAAGAAGAGTCGCTGGGATGCATTCGGCGATCTTGAAACTATGGGCAGGTGGGAGATCTGATGATAGCTGATTGCGCCGTGCAGAGGATTGACAAGTGGGTAGCTGCTGAGATGTATTGCCCGTGCGGATGTCATTTTGCCTGTGCAGCCCCCTTGGCGGCGACGCAGTACGAGTGCCCGGATTGTGGGGCAATGCTGCCCGCGCCAATCTGGGGGGACATTCATGATCTTGATTTGGACCTTGATGGAGTGAGGCTTAACTGATGGTCAGAATTCCGCTAACTGATGCGCGCGGCGAAACAGGCAAGACCGGCCTTGCTGTGTGGAATGGGCAGGTCTCGGAATCGTACACCCACAAACTCGAATGGCCAAGCGCATTCAGTGTGTACGACGAAATGCGGCGGCGCGATCCCACGATCCGCACGATGTGGAACGCGATGGTTATGCTGGCCAGAACGGCCAACTGGTACTTTGAGCCAGAGAGTGAGGAGGCGGAAGACGCAGCGGCAGCGGAATTCTTGAATGATGCGATTGAGGATATGTCGCAAACCGTCGATGATGCGATCGAGGATGCATTGACGTGTGTTCTATTCGGCTGGTCTTGGCTAGAACTGGTTTACAAGCGGCGCGATGATGGCCGCATTGGCTGGAAGAAGTGGGCAGTCCGGCGCCAATCGTCATTCCACAAATGGCGCTTTGACGAGGAAGGCGGCTTGCAAGGGCTTGTGCAGAGGCCGGCGCCAGACTACGAAGAGATTGAGATACCGATCCAGAAGAGTCTTCATTTTACATTTCAGCGCGACGGTGGCAACCCTGAGGGATGGGCGCTTCTCGAATCGCTCTATGAGACTTGGTACTATCTCAAGAATTTGCAGATCATCAATGGGATTGGGTGGCAGCGGACGTTTGTAGGGCTGCCGGTTTTCAGATTCCTTGAGAAGCCGAGCGCGGAAGACAAGACGCAGGTGGAGCGCACGGGCGAGGCGCTGACCGTCGATGCGAAGCAGTATGTGAGCGTGCCGGAGAAGGTGGAGTTTTCGCTAGAAAGCACGGCCAATGCGAACGCCAGCACCTTGCTCGACACGATCAAATACTATCGTCTGCTGATGCTCCAGTCGATGTTGGCAGACTTTATCAATCTCGGCAGCGGCGAGGTTGGCAGCTTTGCCCTCGGCAGCGACAAATCACAGCTATTTCTCATGGCTGTCGATGGCATGCTTGACAGACTGGCCGGCATTGTCAATCGCTTCGCCGTGCCAAGATTGCTGGAGTACAACGCTGGCATAACGGGCAGCGCGAGACTAGTGCATTCGAAGGTAGAGAAGCCCAACATTGCGGCGCTTGGCGAATGGCTACAGCAGGTTTCGGCCCTGCTCACCTGGACGCCGGAAGACGAGAATTGGCTACGGCAGCGGATGGAAATGCCGCAGGTGAGCGAAGAGGTGGAGGAGGAACCGCCGGAGGAAGAAGAGCTACCGGATGAGCTAGAGGAGCGATTCGCAGCCGTCGAGCTCGCAGAACAGGGAAGGTCGCGCCAGCGGGCGACGATTGAAAACGAGTTGGCCGGCGACATTGACGACTTCCTCGATGAGCAAGAGAAGCGGGTGCTTGATTTGGTGAAGCGCGACCCAGCATTGGCAGACAATGCCGCCTTCTGGGAAGACGAGCAGGAGAGGTTTCGCAAGCGATTCTTGGGCCGGCTGACCAAGGCAGCGCAGAATCTGGCCAGAATGGCCACGGATGATGTGAGGGAGAGCGTCGGAGGTGGCGCGGACTGGGCCGGCGTGAACACGGAAGCGGCGCAGTGGGCGCGCAAGTATGTGGGCAAGTTAATCGGCAATGTGACGGACACAACAAAGAAGGGGGTCCGGGAGGCAGTCGCAAATTGGGTAGAGACGGGAGCGAAACTGCCGGACTTGGTGGACTCGCTGGCGCCGCAGTTTGGCAAGCAGCGGGCGGAGCTAATCGCCTCTACCGAAGTGACGCGAACGTATGACGAGGCAAATGATCTAACACGTCAGAGTGTGGGCCTTCCGGCGACGGAGTACAAGGCGCCCGCGCACCCGAGATGTAGGTGTTCGAC